TTAATCTTCTTCTGGCACATCGTCAATGAATATAGGTGTGACGAGTTCCATCTTATATTTATCAGTAAATAACTTATGGTATTTCCCTAACATATCACGAGCACGTAAGCGATCACTAGGCTTAATAGGTACTTCTATCAGTTCAACATGTTCATTATAGACTAATTGAATTTTACCCGTCTCTGGATTCTCTTTATACTCTCCACGCTTAACAACAACTTCCTTTGTTTCTGTTTCGTCACCAACTGCTGAATTTGTTAATAGATGTAAAAGCTCATTAGCTGTTAATACATTTTCGTCTATCACTTTATTCTTTTGTTCTTGGATATAATCATTAATATGATCTTTCTTTAATAAACGGCACCCCGTTACATGCGCGCTTGCTGGGCTATATCCAGCATTGATAGCACTTTGTGTGATGTTAAGTGTTCTAATATACTCATTCACAAAACGTTCTTGTTTGGGTGTTAATTTAGGCATGTATGTTCACTCCTCTCAGTTAAAATAAGCCCACTCATCCAATTGAGTAGGCAATAGACTATTAAACATTGAACGGTTGAATACTATTCACGTTAACCATAAATTCTACAGGTTGAATGTTATTCTCTCTTTTCAAGCGATCCATATATTGTGATAAAGCGCTTTGTTGGGCATTGTACTCATCGTTATAGGCAACAAGTTTATCCTTAGCGTTCTTAAGTTGTTGCTTGAGCGTTTCATATCGCTTTAAATCATCTTGATACGTCTCGTTGTATTCATTACTTAATGCATCCGCGCTATCTTTCATGTTTTCGCAATTTTTAATAACAACTTTCTTAAATGACTGTTTCATAACCATTAAACGTTTACTTTTAGCTCTATAATCAGCCTCTAATTTTTCTATTTTTGTATAAAGTTTATCTGCCTTTTCTACTTCACCATTAATGACTAACTCTTGATATTCTTGGTTGATACCATCCAGCTTTTGACCATCTTTATTTACTTCGTCATCTAGTTTTTCAATATCTTTGCGGTATTCCTCAATATTACTTTTATATTTATTAATTTGGTCTAATGTTTTCATTGGTACACCTCCTACTTAAATAACTCTCTATTTTTGGCAATCTCTGTTTGACGTTCCGTATCATCTTTAATACCTAAAATCTTTTGACGTTTTTCTCGCTTATTTTCTTCACTGTTCTCTTGTTTTTCTTTTTCTGCTTGCGCTTGTGTTTGTTTTTGACGTTCTTGATACATAAATAATTTTAACTTTTGATCTTCCGATAGTCCTAATGCATCGCTTAATTCATCATATTGTTTTTGTTCCATAATTTTGTAATCCTCTCTTCTATAGGGTATCTATTAATTTGTTTGGTTAATTTGTTTAAATACTTGAAACATGATTCTTTAACATCTTCGCTTAAATGCGCATTTGCTATATCAATCAGTACATATATATTTATTAACGATATATTATACTCGTTTCTGCTATATACAAATCGTTCTAATGAATCAGTATCTAAATGAATAACATGCTCGTAAAAGCACTCTAAGTCGCTCTCACGCTCATCTTTATATGTTCGATATAAACGTAATGCTTTTTCTTGATTTAAGGTAAGTCTATGAGCATATGTATTTGATCGTTGACCATCTTTACTTTTATACTCATAAACTTTAGATTGACTGTATTGTCCCCTCATATGTTCTATAAATTCATATAGCTCATGTTTAAAACATTCTAGTAAAGCTGTATCGGGTATGTGATGTTTCCGAATACTAGATTTAATGATGTGTCTTTCTTGAGGTGTATAATGCTCTAATACTGTATAAAAACATTTAAGATAATATTTACTTTTCTGCTTATATTTAGCTAATCGTTCTTTTTGATCTATAATATCTAACGCCAAATGCTCTAGCGAGAATGATTCATAATAAATACTATCCATGACCGTATCACCCACTAAATGTGGATATGTACGGTCATACATTGATTCAATATCATTCTCGATTAGTGCTATTTTTTCTTGAATGTACGTCGGATTAAATCTAGTTAACAACTCGTAGTCACATACTTTATCTGCTTGATAATTCGTATCTACACTCATATTGTTATATCACCTAGATTCTCATTTCTTCTATAGCGTCAATACGTGCTTGACTACCCTCTATTTGACGTTGAATACTTGCGATAGCGTTTCTTCTATCTAGTTCATTCTCAATCATGTAGTAGCCTCTACGCGTTTTACTGTAATTATATCCAATCGGGTATTGATATTGCAGTATTAAACTGTTGATCGTTAAACGTAACCATCGTTCATTGGCTTTATTAACTTCTAATCCGAGTTGATTCAGAATCTGCGTTTTAGTAATATATTTATTGGACGTATTTCTTATCACATTGAGTACTTGGCGGTGTTCATCGGGTAAGTGGTACGTCTTTTCTTTTTCAGCTAATTTCTGCATATTTTTCACCTCACTTCATATTTACTTTATACATCTATTATACTAAATTTTCACGTTTATAACAAACTAATGTTCGCTATTTATATTTTTTAACTTAATCTTAACATTAGCCAAAACACTGGTTTATTGTAGTTTATATACAACTTTTTGTCATGAAATACATTTCCCCTAAAAAGAACTAATGTTCGTAATTCACTACTCACCCCCTATAGTAATTTTAAATTCTTAGCTTTCATTAGGTTATATAGGAGCCACACACCACATGTGACCCCTTTTAACCTTACTTATTCAAACTGTAAAAAGAAGCTTTCAATTCACTTAACTTACGCTCTAACGCCGTATAATCATCTTGTGTAGCGTTCTCGTCTTGCACAAACTCAGTTACCAACTTCAATCCCTCAACTAATTCTGTTGCTGGTTCATTAATTCCTGTTGCTAACTGGTATAACATTTCCATATTACCTATCACATCAGCATTACTAGACTGAATACCCTCAAGTTCTTCTACGCCAAAATCTTTTTCCATATACTCGAACATATCAGTATTATTACTTTCTGCGAATGTCTCAAGTCCATACATGAAGTATTCGTTATCAAACATAAAACTAGCCATCATATCGCTTATAGTGTCATGTGTACCATCATGTAAATCATATCCAGTATAATGCCCCTCAATGCTCTCAATGAGTTTCTCAGTATGCTTTTCTGACGCAATCTCAAAAGTTTTTCTCACTTCACAATCTTTTATTAATACATGAGCATACATCTTCCCTTTGCTTACTAGATACACAGTATTAAATGGATCATTGTATATCTTAAATGCGATAGGCATTTTATGACTACTTTCACATAGTCCAGTAAAATATCTTAATAATGTCGCTGCTCTTGTTTCAAATTCATTTGCTATAATCTCTACATTCATCTTATTCATCTCCTTCATTTTTTGTTTTACTGAATTGTTCAAATTTACCTGTCTTGGGATTAAATTTTTTAATATAACGAGCAGGAGCCTTATCAATACATCCCATATCATCACTGTCATAGAAATTAATATGGTGTGCTTTTGTTAAAGCCATACATACGATTGGCGAATACCATATTTCTTCATCATCTATATATTCAACAAATAAATTCTCTGGTGCTGGTATAAGTTGAATCGGAGCATCATAGTCCAGTCGGTTATATATTTCATCTTTTTTATTCACTTTAAACGCACTCCATTTCTTTCTTAAAAATATTAAATGCAACGGGCAACCAATGATCTGTTTTAATATATTTAGACTTCACTATCGGTAAGTCCAACCCTTTACCATCAACTAGATAAATAATTGGTGGACAAATATCCATCTCAATCAATCCATCTCGTTTAAGTTCAGCAATAATATTAAATGCTTCTTGGTTCCATCCAATCCAAAACACCACATTTGGATGTTGGCCACTTGTATATGCTCCATCACCTTTATAATTAAAGTTATTTTCTTCAAATACATTTTCTATTTCTACAAAAGTAGTTCCATCGTGTGATTCTATATATTCTAAAATTTCTGACTTTAATTGATTTTTATTCATTTTCTTCCTCCTAAATTTCGTATAGGTGTTCCAGTGTTCCATTTATAATGAGTTATGGGACAATATCAGAACGCACCATAATCAATACTCTCCCAAAGGATTAAAGCTATCTGTTCTGGTGTTCCATTGTTTATGGGCAACACTTATATATTTTTGTGAATGTATAGATTACTCTTCTAAAACATATACATAAATTTCTATAAGTTTAGGTAAAAGTTTATGGAACACAGGAACAATTGCAGCATGTCACTTACTGCCACAAGGGATTTAAGGTGTTCCAAAAGTGTTCCAAAGGTGTTCCATCGTTCCATTACTCAATCGTTTTGGTTTTTAATTCTTTATAATAAGAATCCATTTCGATATCAAAACCATATTGCAACCCTATACTCTCACCGAATCTTGATCGTCTTTTTGTTTGCCCACAATAACGTGTGTTTCTTAATGCTTTATCAATTTTTCTTAAATGATGTGGTTGTGGTTGGTCATCTCGTTTCATCATCACTTTCCAAATTTCCATACTACATACTTTGTCACGCCATACATAAGCACCTGGTTTTGTGTTTGGTAACTCAATTAATTTTCCATCACCATATAATTTAATGTAATCTTGGTCTATAACATCGTGAGCAGATATTCTTTTTCCTTCTAATGTTCTATACCAATAGTCAGATGGAATAGGACGCTCAAGAAACTCTTCAATTTCACCGACTAAAGCATCTTTTTCAGAATGTTCTTCTTGGACTTTCAATGCTGTTTCACTAGCTTCTTTATCTAACAACAATGCTTTATCCGTTGGATCATCATCAAAATAAACTTTAGCTTCAGCAAACATTTGTTGAACAATGTCTTGTGTTAAATCGTCAAACGGACTTTTAGTTGCTTTATTTTTATCTGTCGTAATAGGAAAGAAACGACGGTTACCTGTTTGGTCTTTTAGAAATTCATAATTATTTGTAGTCCCTATAAACACACATTGGCGTGGATGTCGCTCAATACGTTTACCGTATGAAGCTCTATAAATATCTACAATCGCACTAATGAAACTTTTAATATCTTCAATAGTAGACTTTTGAAATGCTGCGAGCTCTTCTATCTCACACAACCAGGAACCTTGTATTTTTTTATAGGACTCATCACCTTTAAATGTTTTTAAACTTTGGTTATACCAATGACCACCTAACTTACTTACTGTCGTAGACTTGCCATCACCTTGCCCGCCATATAAAATAATCATGGAATCGTATTTGATACCAGGATGATAAATTCTAGCAACCGCACCCATCATCCATTTTTTAGTCACTTCACGATTATAGTGATTATCTTCTGCACCTAAATAATCAATAAATAATGTTTCGATTCGCTTATTGCCGTCCCATGTTTTAGATTCAATCATGGACTTAATAGGATGAAATTTATTATGATAAGCTTCTTTTTCAATGACACTATCCATAATGTCACGACTAAATTGCACATTATAATATCTATCTATATGAGAAATGACATGAGTTGTATCAATATCAGCCCAATAATAATTATTGTCATCTTTGGTACGCCAATATGGTAGACGTTTTAGTTTAGTAATTTTTTCAAAGGAATCGTATTGTACTAACCCTTTTAAACTCTCATCATTTTCCATTATTAACTCTGCGTTTGCAGTGGTCTTTTTAAGGGCTTGTGTTGTGGCTGATCGTCTTAATTTACTGCGCCAATCATCACTATTGGCCAGATAATTATTTTCATCAATCAACTCAAATACTTCTTCTTTGGTTACATCTTCCAAATAAAAACCTCCTTACTTATTCTTACTATCTTTCTTCAAAATGCTTTTGAATGTACGATTAACTTCCTTTTGTTCAATTGGTGGCCTGCAGGTCATCGCCCATGCACTTACCAATCCGTAAACAAGATTAGCGTCCACATACCGACGTAATAGGTACCCTGTTAAAGAAGCCAATGTTTGGTTGCGTTCACCTTCACCTACACCAAATGCAATTTCGCGCCAATATGAACTATTACGTTTATGAAAATGATTTGAATAATCCACAGTTATTGGCGCATTTTTAACAACCATCTTGTTTAACTCTTCTTTTTTTATTGCTGGCGCATCGTTATATTTAAAGATGTAAAATGAATCGTTGGATTTCTTTACTGGTAACGCCATCGCTCTACTAGGTTGAAAGCTCCCCTCATCTACCCTATGACCTATCTTGCTTACTAACACTTTTGTATACTTACGGTAATCATCTGCATTGACACGCTCATTTAATGGCACATACAAGCGTATTCTAGGGCTTTCTGTTTGATGATTAAACGTAGTATGCCAAAACCATGCAACGCCTTTTAAAGTGTCTGTAATTGCATCATGCAGTGGTCTCAAATTGGGTATATCATCATAATCCAACACTAGGACATCACGATAAATCACATTGTCATTGTTACGGTACTTTTTGTATTCTTTACCATCTTCATCAATACCATCTTTTATATCACCATATACAGCTACACCACGTGCATACTTATTAGTATTATTTTGTGGTATGGATAACCTATTAATTAACTCACTCCATTTAGGTTGCGAAAAATTTTTAAATGAACGAGAATCTAAGTTGTTATACCAAACCACTGATACTTGGGTATCATGTTCTAGCTTAATTTTGTTCAATTTCTTCACCTCTAATGAAACAACAGAGCAATGATGTTATAATAAAAATGTGTAATTTCTTAATTACTCCGTTGTTAGATTATTAATTTTCTATGCGTTATCTGATTCTGTCGCCAAACTTACATCAGATGACGCTTTTTCTATTTCTTGAAACTTTTCAAGAATTTCATCAAAATGTTGTAAATAAAGACGTAGTAGATCAACCATCTGATCGTCATGGATACGTCTTTCATGATAAGAAAATCCTTCTCTGATTAACTCATCTTTATTTAATACATGATTTGTTTCATAAGGATAACGTTCATCAAAATGCCAAGCGTGACTATCCTTTAAATCTTCAAATCTATCTTTCAATACTTCCAAATCACTAAATAAATTTCTAATTTCCATTTTCATTATTCTATGTCCTCCAACTTCCCAATAAAACTCGTCATTTCTTCGATTGCTAGTTTTAATTCTTCAACATCATCTTTAGTAATAAAATAGCGAATATTAGAATCTTCATAATTAATAGGAAAGTCGATCAAAATATTTGAAGATTTTACAAACTCTTTATAATTTCTGTAATCATCTAATACTTTTGTAATTTCACTTTTACTTAAATTTGGATATTCATTTTTTATAATTGATACATCTCTGTTATGACGTTTTCGTAATAATTTAGATATTTTTCTATTTTGCTTTTTATTATTCACTATGTGTTCATAATTCAATTTACCATCAATATTTTTGTAATCTTCTCTAGTTAATTTATTCATCTTATTCATTCTCCTCATTGATATTAAAATTTTTCTCTAACTCTTGGACTGCCCATTTCATTATTAATTCAAGATGTTTTTCTCGATTAATTTGTGAAACTACTTCTTGACCATCTTTATATTCAGTATGCTCATAACTTTCAAAGTGATTATAAATACTTGTTTTAAGTTGGTATTTTACGTGGTCTAATACATCAATTTGTTCTTGATTCATCTTATTCAACCTCCAATAATTTAATTCCATATGCTATAGCTAAAATATATAAAGCGAAAGCAATAAATACGTTTGCAACTAATGCTACTGCTAATGTTATAAATGAAATCGTACCAATATACGTTAGATAATTTCTCATCGTGTCACCTCCAATAACCGTTTAATATCAACTTGCTTTAAATCGTTGTTCTGAATATCCATGTGAGCTGTAAGCTGTTCCATGAACTCATCTACATCAGACTTTTTGAATCTGTATGTAGATCCAACCATGTAATACTTCATACCATTATTAATTAGTAATTCTTCAATTGTTGGTTTACTTAAATTCAGATACTCAGATAACTCTTTGTATGTCATGAAAAACTTATCATGTGCTAATTCGTCCACACGTGCATTGATAGCTTGTTCTAATAACTCACGTGCTTCATCTTCATCAATATTGATGTTGAACATTGGTTAAGCCTCCTTTTTATTTAAAGATTCTATCCCTAAAAATTCATTTGGTGTAACTTTTAAATAATTACATAATTTCAAAATTACGGATAAACTAGGATTTTGAGTTTTCTCATAATACAAACCATATAAAGTTGTTTTAGCTATACCTGTACCCTCATGAACTTTTGCGATTGATGATTTATTAATTGCTATCAATACACGAAATTCATTTTTCATTATACTCACTCCTTTATAACAGAAGTCTGTGATATTTTTTTATCATCTGTTATTAATGTCATTGTATGCTTTATAAAAACAAATGTCAATACTCAAAACTATTTTAGTGAACTCTGTCTTTTTTTAGCGTTATATAGTAATATATCTATATAAATATTTGGAGGTAAAAATATGATTCAAAGTAGATTATCGGTATTAATGGCTGAAAGAGGTTTAAAAATATCTGATTTATATGAGGAAACTGGAATTTCAAAAACCACATTAATGGCAATCGCTGAAAATACTGGTAAAGGTGTTCAATATGATACAGTTGATAAATTATGTAATTTTTTAGGTGTAACTCCATGTGAATTTTTTGAGTATTCACCATATCTAGTTAGTTTTAGAATGGATAAAATTAAGTCAGATCGAAATATTCCTATTGATTATACAATTACAATTAAAAATCAAAATTACGAAAAACTCTTTTACTTATATGTTTTTATTTATCTAGGGAATTCTTATGACATTCCCGTTAGAAAAGATGAATTTAAAGCTTATATTGATATTAACCTAGAAAGTTCAGAACATTACAATGATGAAGAGTTTTATAATTTTATTTCTGATTTAACCATTTCATTTAGAACTGATTTTATAAATAAAATCATAGGCTCTATTACATCATTATTGTTAGACTTTGAAGAAGTAAGAACTATTGATAGCAAAAACATTAGTTTTAAAAAAGGCGATTATATTGCTTTAGGATTATTTAGAGAAAGCAAATATGAAACACTGAAAAAAATTACACTCAAATAAAGGTGAAAATTATGGCAAGCTATGACCAAATCGCTAAAAATAACTGGCGTTATCGTATATCACTAGGAAAAAATTCAGAAACAGGAAAATATGAATATATTTCTAAGACTGGCTTTAAACGTAAATCAGACGCTAAACATCATGCTGAGATGATAGAACGTCAATTAAGAAATGGTGAATATATTGCCCCGTCCTCCAGCACCTTCAAACAGGTAGCTGATGACTGGTTATCACAGTATGCTAATGATGTAAAAGTAAGTAGTGTCAGAGCACGTGAGAAAGCTATACAACACGCCATAGAGCGTTTTAATACTAAACCAATACAAACTATCAAGAAACATGATTATCAACGCTTTGTGGACGATATGAGCGCACAGTATAGCAAGAATTATGTTGATAGTATTGTCGCATCTACAAATATGATATTTAAGTACGCGAATGATATGAGATTAATAAAAGCTATGCCTAGTGAGGGTATTAAACGACCTAAAAAGAAAGTAAGCGTGGAAGAATTAGAAGATATTGAGATACAGAAAAAGTTTCTTGAAAAAGATGAATTATTTCAATTCCTGGAGGTTGCTAAGTATCACCATTCACCACAAAATAGCTTTGAAGTATTTACCACATTGGCATATACAGGCATGAGAGTAGGCGAATTATTAGCGTTAAAATGGTCTGATATAGACTTTGAGAATAACACAATTAGTATTACCAAGACTTATTACAATGCGAATAATAATAAAAAGCATTATCAGATACTTACTCCGAAAACTGAAAGCTCAATCGGTAAAATCTCAGTAGATCCTCATGTGATTCAATTACTCAAAGATTATAAGGAAAACATCCAGGACACTTGGAAAAATGAATTATATGTAGATAATAATTTTGTATTTACTGATGTGAATGGTTACCCACTTGTGATTAAAAAACTGTCTACATGGATTCAAGCAATTATGAAAAAGACTGATATTGCTAATAAACATATAAGTACGCACTCATTCCGTCATACACATTGTGCGTTACTGATTGAAGCAGGTGTACATATCAAAGAAATACAAGAACGCTTACGTCACAAAGATATAAATACCACAATGAACATTTACGCAAAGATTACCAACTCATACAAAAAAGACGCTTCCCAAAAGTTTAGTAAACTCATGGAAAACGTCAGTATAGAATTATTTTAG